TGGCAGAGATTGGGCTGATACCGAAGGTGGCAGCACCGTTGCTAGGAGCAGTAGTGATAACGGCGTATGCACCGGAATCTTCGCCGTAGATAACCTCACCAACAGCAAAGAAGCTAAGTTCCGCAGTTGCGAAGTTAGCGCTCATGGTAATGGTGGTACCAGACACAGAAGCAAAAGTACCGCCTGCAAGCTGGAACCGCTTGGAATCCCAGTCCTTAACGCGACCGTCAGATTCAGAAGCAGTCAGCAGGGTGCGAGCAAGACGCTGGTCATAGGCCCTGGCAAGAGCACGCCCTAATTCTGTGGAATAGATGCTTCTAACATCCCAATGAAGCTTGGCCTCATCAAGGTCGTAGATGCTAGCGTCGGCAATTAACAGATCATCGATGGTGATGATCTTTTCGCCAATCATTCCTTTGTTGCCCTGACCAGTGATCCAGTCACCAGGACGATGGTAGCGACTTGAAAAACGTCCTGTCACGGGGAAGCTTGCACTCTTGCCAGAAGAGATGGCACGCTTCATGGTCAGATCTTTGAAGATCGTCTCACGGTTAAAAGTGGTCAGAACTTCGCCTGAAAAGATTTTCAGGAAGTTAGCGTTTTCACGCTCGTAATTACCGGAGGCAGAACCAGCGTTGTACTGAACGCTGTTAATACTACCCAACCGGCCGAGAGATGCAAAATCAGGCATTTCTAAGTTTGGTTGAAAAGTTACTGCGCGTTCGCTTGACTGTTGTTATCGCCTCAGCGGCAACAATGTTACGTTCGCTATTTAAATATTAACCCCTAGGACCAAGAACGTCGCTACGAACTAGCTTGTCTTGTACATCTTGGGTGTAAGCACTGTCCTTTAGATAACGAGGATCGTTCATTGCGTCCATAACTTCTGAAGTTGAACGGAACACATCGTTGCTGTTGGCAGACAATTTACCACCAAGCAACTGAGGTTCAGAACCTGAGTTCTCTGCATAGGCGTAGTACAGAGATTGCAAAGCGTTACGAGCTCGGTAGTAGTCACCGCTATTTACTTCACGGTTATACGCTTCAAGCTCAGCTTCATCTAGGTTTTCCCGAGCCCACTGCTGAGCACCTTCAAAGTTCTCAGAACCTCCGATGCTTTCAACAATAGTTTGCTCTTGTTCATCTGAAAGAGCCTGGGCTTCTTGATCCTGTTCGTCAGTTTCTTCGGCAGACTCTTCTTCAACCTGTTCACCAGAACCAAGCTTCTTTTCCAGCTCCTGGTAGGCCTTGAGAAGTTCATCAGGACTGCGGAACTTGCCACCGATAAGGTCTTCATCTGGTTGTTGTTCCTGCTGCTGCTGGTTTTCTGCTTCCAGCGTTTGAAGATCTTGCTCGTTGTACGGCCCAGTTTCCTGCGAAAGAACGCCATCAGCTACAACTTCCATAATCAACCAATACGAACGCTGAGGTCAGGATACACAGAGACGGGTCGTTTTTGACGAATCGCCTTCACGTATTGTTCGTAAACGTCAGGTTTCTCTTTCTTTAGTTGTTCAATGCGAAGTTGCAGCTCAGTCTTAGGCTCTTCTTTAGGAGCCGGGGCTGGCTTCTTGCTCGGTCCGGATTGAGTCATTTTCAGCTTTGACAAGTGCGGCTTGCTTAGCAGGATCATTGTTAGGATCCTGTGCAGCCATTTGTTGCTGCATCATCATAGCTTGTTGTTGCTCTTCCATTGCAAGTTGCTCTTCAGACTTAATCAGTTTGTAAGTATCAAGTCCATCAGCAGCAGCAAGACGAGTAATAAGTTCTCGGTTGTTTACGAAACGAGACATAGTTTCAGGACCCACAGTTTGTGCCAGGGTTTGCAAGAACTCAATCAGTTTTGCTTTGTCATTACCACGACCTAGAGCATCAAGACCTGTAGTGATCTGTGGTTTAACAACGTCCTTAGGTAATTTTGGAAGGCGTTTCTGACGCTCCATGAGAGCCATCTTGCGTTTAACCAGGGGAAGCTGCAGCTCAACAGAGAGCACGGAGTACACACCACCCAAACCAGACTCAAGTTCCTGTGCAACCATCCGAATCTCTTCAGCAGTCACGCGGTCCCGACCAGAAGTACCAGCTTGGATCGCACTGTTAAGAAGAAACGCAAAGCTCAGGCGTTGTTCAATACGAGCCATGGTATTAAGAGCAACGGTCAGATCGGCTTGTTTCTGCATCTGCAGAGGAGCCACATCATTTGGATTGCCTGCCACAATTGACCCATTGGCAGCCCGAGCAAGTGCATCAGGTCGAGTAGTACCGTTTGGGTTACAAAGGAAAATGATCTTGGCTGCTGCTGCACTACCCTCAACAATTGCTTTTGACAAATACTCAAGACTCTTTAGGTCTCCTAAAAGCTCTTCACAATATCCTCGACCGTACGATTCATGAGCCACGCGGAACATGCGTAGCGGAATCCAAGGACTCTTCTCAATTTCTGATGAGCCTTGTTTGCCTACAGGTTTCTTGTACGCCTCTTGTTGCCACGTACAACGATCCTTTTCATAATCCCATTTGATGTGGGTAAAGAGAAACGTTGACTTGTCTTGAAACCCACCTTCAACAGTCTTGGGTGCTGTGCCTTCAGGAAGGATGTCAGGGCTGACCTCTTCACGCACCACAACTTCCAGAATGTTTCCTTCTGGGTCACGGTTCAACACAAACGACTTGAGGGGGTACACCCTGGTGCCAGTTTCTGACACATACATCAAAGCGTTGCCACCAATAATCAAATGCTTTAGTGCCTCAAACAACGCAGTGCGGTCACCAGACTCCTCAATGTCGCGCATGACGGTGCGCTCCATCAGCGACAGTTGTTGATCAAACTGTGACTGCAGTTCCTTGTAGTTCTCAAGCTCTTGCTGCAGCTTGATGTCATCTACAGAGAGACGAAAAAACGCTTGGTTAGGAGGAAGCAGAGCAATAAGAAGTTTGCTTGCAAGGTTGTTCACACCGCGAGCTCCTAGCCCCTGGTATGTGGTCTGAATTTTTGTGTAAAAGTTTTTGCCTGTGCTGCGATCGTTATCGGTGATAAGAGTCGGCAGAGTGTACTTACTGCACTCAATTGCACGGTCAAGATAGATTGTCTTCTCAGGCTCTAGGGCCGAGTAACGAGCCGCAGCATTAAACATTCAATCCACCCACTCCAGTAGTGCTAGTTGTATCCTTGCCGCCAAAAGCCAGAGCAGATTCTGCTTCAACAGCAGTACGAAGAGCTCCTGGGGTACCAACCCGACGGCGTGAAGGTGTACCAACCTTAGCTCCTTTTGCTTGCTGCCTCTGAATTGCAGAGCTCAGTTGTTGCTGTTGGATAGCCAAAGCAGACGAGGCTTTCTGCTGTGCGATCTGAGCACGAGCCTGTGTTGCAGCTTGCTCAGCTTCCTTTGCTCGCTGTGCAGTTGCAGCTCGGCTTTGATCAATTTGCGTTTGAAATTGTGAAGCACGCTGCTTTGCATCTGCCTGCATTTGCGACACTTCTTGCATTGAAGCTTCACGAGTAGCAGCGGCTTGCTTCCGCATAGCTGCAGCTTGTTCTCGTGCTGCGGATGCAGCCTTGTAACCTGAGTAGGCGCTAGCACCCGCAAGAAGCGTGGTAGCTATAGCTAGATACGGAACAGCCATAACACGTTAGTCGTACTTGGTTTCTTCTTGAACTTTAAGTTGTTCTTTTAAATGGCGTACAACTGATACTTGACCAGCAGAATACCAAATAGTTTTCTCCTCCATACTAAGATCAGGAGCCTTATCAGGGTACATATCTTCTAAATATTTGATAATGTCTGGATCAATGTAGGGAATCATATATTTAGTCCGGTCGGATTAACTTTAGTTTGTTCGGTACCACCGTAACCACCAGGCACAGGAGCTGTAACCTTTGTGCGGGAAATACCTGGCTTACCTACTGTCTGTCCTGCAGCCTTTTGATCAACAGCTTGCGCTGCCTGTTGCTCAGCTAATTGTTGATCAGCTACAGCAATCTCACGTTGCGTTTCTGCACCAACTTGTGCAACTGAACGTTTAGAAACAATGTCAGCAACTCGTGCTTGCTCTGCAACTTCAGCAGCAATGCGTTCTTGTTCTTTAACTACTTTTTGTTGCTCAGCCTCTTCGGTTTCCATTGCTGCACGTTGAGAAGCAACAGCTTCTTCAGCCGCTCTTTGTTCTGTTTCAAATTGACGCTGTGCTTCAGCAGCTTCAGCTTGTGCTTGACGAGCTGCTCTTTCTGCTTTTTTTTGTTCTCTGCGACGTTGTGAGTCTGCGGCTGCAGCGGCAACTGTACTAATTACTGCCGCTGCAACCCACCAAAAGTCGCATTCGACCCCAGACCAACGCATGTCATTGGGGTTTGTGTAAAACTCTGGATCAATGAATTTTGCGTTGGGGTCTGGGATACGGAACGTCATGCGTAGCTAGGTAGGTCGGAGTTACTCATTTCAAAAAACGCAGGCATACGAGAACGTTTGGTCTCGATAAGACCTTCAGCCTTACCTGCATACATTAGGCTGTCGCTTTGATCAAGCCAGAACTGCTTGTCCAGGTACTTGTCCTCAGACTTACCTAGGGGCTGCATAACCCAGTTAATCGTAGCTTTCCGTAGATTGTCGAGAGACGGACTGACAGACAACCCAAGCTCACGACAGACCAAGGAGTTAGCACTGACGTGGATTGTTTCGTCACGAGAGATGTCGCTTGAAACGGTTCTCAGTCCGCTGTCTCCACAGAAGCGAAAGAACGGAAGGAGCACGAAGAAGAGAGCTCTCTCAGCCACCATTGCTTTGAGTACGGTGTGGTCTGGATGGCTTTCCCAAGCCTCTCTAAAGCGTCGTGCTTCCGCTTCAGCTTTTGGGTCAGTACCCAACGCTGCTGCAGCATATCCGAGGGCGATGTCATGTTTCTCCTCATCTTTGATGTTGTCGATGAGAAGTTCACGAGCAGCTTCAGGCACTTCAAACTTGAGAGCATCGTTGATGAATTCACCAACGGGTAACTCAAGCTGTCGGAGTGCGAGAGCACGGAAAATTGTTTCTTCCGCACCTTCTTTGAGTTTACCTTTGGTTTGTTGGACAGGAGTCCAAGTACGCTTTCGTTGGAGCAGTTTTTGGTACGGATTCATCATTCAGCGCAATCACATTCTGGTGCAGTGTCCGCCCCTTTAAGGATGGAATTGATGTAGTCGTCAACATCAATATCTTTCAGTGCTGTATAAGCATCTGATTTGTCTTGAATATCCTCCATTACTTGGAGGGAGTAATACAAACTCTTCAAGGGCGAGTTAATCCATCGTGACATAAATTTGCGGTCCATGGTTGTCATATCGGACCACCAATTCATGGAAATTGCGTGAGCTTTTCCAGTGGAATTCATTAAACGCTGCCACTCACTATTAAGTTCAAAGAAAACATCCCAACCAACTTTTTCAGCGGTCTCACATTTGGGATTAAATTTGTAACTACGGACACCAAGAGTTGCACTATCACGATCTATTTCCAACGAGATCGGCGGAGCAATTTCAGGCGCTGTGGTGTAACCCTCACGATCCTCGTAACGGTACGCACAAGACGCAGTGGGAGCCACCGTGAACGCTCGGGACATTTCGTACTCATCTGCCACCTTAGACGCCTCTTGAAAGCCCTTACGAAGCGCGGTAGCGATTTGTTCAGCTTTTGTATCTGAGCCAGAAAGGAAAAGGTTGGACCGGCGCAAAGCATAGACAAAGTCAGAATAAGTGACACCTTCAATTGCAAGTAGGTTTGCAAGACCAAGCACGCCCAGGCCAACCTGATTGTCTTTACGAGAGTAAATACCAGATTCGTCGACACCAGTTTTCTTATACAACTCGCAAAGAAACTTCATGCCATCAACAAACGCTTGCTCGATGTCCTCAATTTTGGTGACGCCCAAGTTGATGTGATTTAACAAGCAAGTGTCACGACTCTTAAGTAGTATCTCCTGGCAAACGTTGGAGTAAATCCGTTCGTTGTTTGCGTCGTATTGCTTTTTAACAATCCATACGTCACCACGACGGGCGGCAGCCATGATTGCCTCAAGCTTTTCAGCATTGTCAGGCGTCATGATTGTCGGGTCCACGTTGACACAACGCTTGAGCCAGGGAATGCGAGCACGGTCGTAGCTCAGGAACTCAAGAATGTCAGGGTGATCCGCGTCGAGGTGACCCACTATAGCGCCATTACGGTACTGCCCCCCTCTACGCAAAATCTCATTGAACTTGGAAAAGATCTCCATGAATCCACACGGACCAGAGCTGATCATGCCGTGCTTGTTTTCTGTGCCTTTTGCACGCAGCTTCGACAAGTGAACAGCGACACCAGCACCGTAACGAAGAGCCTTGGAACAGAAAGTAAACGCACCCTCCAAACCATCAGGGTGTTCATCCATCGTGTCTTCCACAACGAACACTGTGCAAGAAATCGGATAGCGGCGCGTGGGGTTGTCGAGCCAGCTTTCAACGCGGCCCGTCATTGCAATTGAAGGATTCATCAGAATTAGAGATCAGTCAGGTTGGCGGGTTCATAGTCAGGTCCTTTTTGGACCTTGCCATCAACTTTTGTAAATGGGAACTTGGAATAATTCGACGACGCGATCCGGTCAAAAGCTTGGTCTGGATCAACATTTATGGTATGTAAAAGACCATAAACAACCCAAAGAAGATCACAAGCTTCTTTAATAACGTCAGGGCGTGTCTCGTAATTCCAAGCGTTGATGAGTTCGTAAAACTCTTCTTCGACATATCTTAGTTGGGCTTCACTGTCTGGATCAGTCAGTTGTTCCGCACGAGACATCCAATGCTTCACTATCGATGCATTTGAATTCAGAGTCATCGCTATTCTCGAGAATTGTTTGGTAAATCCGGCTGAAACGTTTTGATTCAAAATTTTCAGTGCGTTTGATGAGTCGTTCAAGATACCACTGAGCTTTCTTGAGATCTTCAAGACCGTTCTTTTCTTGGTATCGGGTAACGTATTTGATCACGTTGCCTTCAAGAAAATCAAGGGCGTGGCTTTCGATGTAATCGATGCATTCAATTACGTCGTCGCCGCACCCGTAGTGACTTGGTCGTATTGGATTGTTGGAGGTGTCCATAACTGAAGTTCATCAAGTTGATACTCAGAATTGCGGAGAATGCGGGCCAGCCTAGCTTGTCTTAAAGCGTAGTCAGCACCTAGGTGTTTCTTTTCAAATTGTTTGATTACAGCTCCCCATGCGGTGGCTTCTGTAAATCCTTCTTCTGGTACCAGCTTTGCTGCTGAAACCTTTCCACACCCAGGGCAACCAGGATAGCCGTCAACGGTATCACCGGTAAGAACCTGACGATAGAAAAAGACATTAGCTTGAAGTTGAGAAACAATTTCAATCTCACCAGCGTCGTTAAGGTGAGCCCCAGGAATTTGCATTAGGTCCTTGTCACCAGACCAAATAACAGTCTCATTTGGATTGCGAGTGGCGAGGATGCCAAGGACATCATCACCTTCAAGGTTGTACCAGCATTCAGAAGAAAACTCTTCCTCTGCCCACTTACGCATGTCCTTGTATCCCACAGGTTTACGACGGTGCAAGGTGCCACGACGATTGCCCTTGTAAGTGCTGTCAACTTTGAGCCTAAAATTTGACTTTGCAGTCCAGCACAGGGTTATTTTGGATGCTTTGGCTTGTCGTTGAAGTTTGGCGACAAGATCTCGAAACATTTGCTGAGCTTCGCTAACCAAGATGTGAGTTGTGATGACGTTTGGCATCCACTCAATCTCACGTTCGCAGCTTGCAACTGTTTTGTGCAGAAGCATGTCTGCATCAAACAGTCCCCACGTCATCTTTGAGTCCTCCGTAAAACTCTGTATTGAGCATATTCTTGCGCTCCAGATAATCCAGAGCTTTGAGGACGCCTTTTGTATTGTCCCCAAGCTTGCCAATTGACATGTTGCAATCACCACAGAGCCAGCCTCGAAAGGCTTGAGTGTTGTGATCATGGTCAAGCACAAGCTTTTTCACCTCACCACAGCACTCACAACGGCTGTCTTCAGGCTCTTTGTGGAGTTGTCTAAGTTGCCTGCGGTTGCGAGCGTTGAGGTTGTTGCAGACCTTACAGTGCGGGTAAAAACCATCTGGTTTCTGCTTGTCCTTGGTGAACGCAGTCAAAGGTTTTTCTTTTTTGCAAACGGTGCAAACTTTAGTGGCACTCGGCCCAGGTGTTTCCAACTTTGTATTCGGCAGCGATTTCAATTCGGAGTTTGAGAGCTTCTCCGGCAAAAGCGGCAGCCCTAACTGCGAGCTGTCCAAGTTGTTCTGCATGTTGCTCATCAACCGAAAACTGTATTTCGTCATGAACATGAGCGAGAAAAGACCAATGTTTGTCATAAATAAGTCCCTTTTCTTGAAGCAACTCGTAGCACTTGATGTACCAGACCTTTGATATTAGGGCTCCTGCAGATTGCAACAAAAAGTTAAGTGAACTATGTGCTGACCTAATTTGTATCATTCGACCGTCAAGAGCTTTGACGTAACCTTCCTTTTCAGCCTTGTCAGTGACTCGTTTTGTAAGCTCAGCTAACGCTGGCATATTTTTATAGTACTTACGTTTTAGTTTTGCGCCGTCTTGGTTTGTGATAGTAGATATTTTTTCTGCACCTGCCCCATACATCAGCGCGTAGAAAAATGTTTTGGCTTGATCTCGTGACGTGAGACCAGCAGCCTTTTGATTTGCAGTGTGGATGTCACCGTGTAAAACCTCGTTGGCAAACTTGCCCCCATCAAAGGGCCAACAGTAATGCGCCAAGCATCGTGCCTCGATGCCACTGAGATCCACGCCAACCTGTTTGCGGGTCTTTCTAAACCGTCCCCTCGGGTTTACATCAGGTACAAACAGCGACCTACATTCGGTACCCAACTCGGACCTGACGGCCGGACATTGAGCCATGTTGGGGTTGACGTGACTACAGCGAGCCGTGGCGCAGCCGACCGTAATAACACTGCCGTGAATACGACCGTCAGACTCAACTAGTTTCAACCAAGCATTGTTGCCAGTGCTCAGTTGGCCTAGTCGTTTTTGGAGGGTAAGGTGTGAAACAAAATCCTCAGCTCCAGGGATCTTTAACAGAATCTTTTCATCCACCTTGGGTTTCCCCGTATCGGTAAAGTTATTAGGTTGCCAACCCAAATGATTTTGTAACACCCAAGCGATGTGATCCCTTGAATTGGGATTCAACTCAGTTAACCGAGTCATTGGTGCATCAGCGACATAACCACGTTTGGTGCTGTCAAGTTTGGGTTTAAAGATACCTCCGTCAACAAACGGGAACCGTTGTCGCAAGCGTTTGTTGAGATTATTTAGTTTGTCGTTGATCGAGGCTTCAAGAACTAATGCTTCCCGAATGTCAAAGGGAAAACCTGACTTTTCTTGCTTGGCGATAAGACTTGCAAAGTCCATCTCCAAGTTGACAGCACAAGGATAAAGCTCGATCTGCGGTTTCAGGCGCTCCAAAAGCTTAACGTTTAACTCAACATCGCAGACGCATCGCTCTGCAAGTTCTTCCGTCAGCTCGCTGAAGTCAGTCATGTCAGCGTGGCGTTTGCTGTGACCCAGCCGAAAACCGTATGCCTCAAGGCTGTGCCTGCCGTACATCTGCATCGGCATCCCAGGCCACTTCCTCTTGAAGTCAATGTCAAGCAGGTTGGGATACACCATGCGACACAAGATCAACGTGTCAAGCACCAGCCCCTTGGGCTTGAAATCTGGGTACAGATTTTGGATTGCGGGTATGTCGTACTGGATCACGTTGTGTCCAGCAATCACATCAGCTTCTTCAAGGAGCGGCAACCACTTCTGAGGATCCTTGTAGAGCTTGGTCTTTCCGTACTGTGAGATGGCACAGCAATGGATCTTTGTGACCTCTCTAGGTTTCAGCGCATTCGTCTCCACATCGAACGTCATCGTCGATGTAGAAACTAACTCCTTGTGCTTCACAGTGGTCAATGAATGGGTCGATGTCATTCTTGTTGAGGATGTAGCAGAAGTCATTTGATTTGAAGAAAGGCTTGCAAACAGCTTTGCCACGTAAGGACGCAGCAAACACAGAAGCTTTGTTGGCGTTCAAGCTTCTTATGTGGATATCAAAAGTCGGTTTCAAAAGGATCATTGGAAAAAGTTTTTTTACTGTTGGTGCTTTTTAGCTCCAACATTCTGCCTGTATTTTCTTCATAATTCACTTCACCTGCGACTCCACACCAACCTGTGAATCGATTTTTAAGGACTCGAATCGTAGTTCCTTCTGTGGCATCTTTTTGTTGGTCCCGCTCCAAGCCAAGACAGACATCAGAAAGCTGAGGTATAGAGTGGCTGCCACGAAGCTGGCTAAGGGTCGTCTGTGCCCCATTTTCATGGCCTTTGTCTCCCTGAGGTCGACGTAAGTGTGACACTAATAACATCCCGCAGCCAGTTTCTTCAACAAAGCTCCGAAGCTGGGTCATGGTTTGATCGATGGCGCGTCGTTCATCACCGTTCTCCAGACCCGATACCAAAATTGAAAGGTGATCGAAAATAATCCACTTGCAACCACAACCAGTAACCAAATGCCGTACACGATTAAGAAGAACGGTAGGGTCAAGACTGCCGAAATGGTCGTACAAATAAAGACGCCCAGTCCCAAGTGTTTTGTCAAAAGCTTCTTCAATTTGGTCGTCTGAAAAGATGCCACGGTCAATGTGAATAGGGTAGTTGAGTTCCATTCCAACGAAGCGTCTCGCAGTTCTTCGGATGTTTTCCTCAAGAGCCACGTAACCCACCGTTTCCCCTTGGCGAACCAAAAGGTCATAAGCCACCTCTGATACAAACGTACTTTTCCCTATCCCTGTACCAGCCGTCACGGTTACTAACTCACCCGCTCTCAAGCCATGCAACTTGTCGTTCAAGCAGGCGTAGGGATACTCAACACTGTCAACCTTAGGGTCCTCGAGGACAGCCTTGAGCAACGTGGAGCCACTGATAATGCCATCAGGCTCATATTGCGTGGCTGTCCACACCATCTGCATGATGGCTTTGCTGTTGTTGTCTACCAGGGCCTGGTTGGCATCCTTGTAACCCTCAACAGTGCCAAGCTTGCCTCGACGTGGTGGTAGCAATTGGATTGCTTTCTTGGCTGCTTTCTGTCCGTGCTCATCGTTGTCAAAGCACAGGATGATCTCCTCAAATTTCAGAAGCCAATCGAGATTTGCTCGTACGGACCGTTCCGCAGAGTCAGCACCATTCGGTAGCGATACACACGGCCAGGTCTTGCGTACTGCTGCATAGGAAAGGCAATCGTATTCCCCCTCAAATACAACGAGAAGCTTCCCTCCGGAACTCCATTTTTCTTGGCCGAGAAAGGTATGGTCAGGATTGGACCCGTGCTGAATAAACTGTTTTCCAGGTTTACGAATTTTGTAGCCGGAAAGCCTACGCTCTTTGTCGTAGATCGGCCAGAAATAGGCGTCGGAACCTCCGTAGCGGCCCTTGAAGTACCCAAAGAACTGATTTGTGTCTTTAGGGATCTTGCGAGAATCAATAGCCGTGTACGTGCCCAGGATGGGCTCAATTTCTTGATGGTCTGCATTGTGAAGTTTGGACATTTGAAAAGAAGAAGACGAACCA